CCCCCTAAGCCTGTATAAGCAAGCTGAGGTTGGTCAGGATTATTGTTAAGATTAACCCAATCATCTTGCTGTCCCGGAGAAACAACTGCGCCCTCAGGAAGTTTTACATTTACATTTGTTCCTGCTATCTTTATATATGTACCTCCCGGAACAGGTATAGCACCCGCTGAATCTGTGGGTGGTGGGTCTAAGAAGTCAGCCTCTTGAGCTTTCTTCTCTAATACAGTTACATTCTGACAGTATGTTATCGCACCTGACACATCTCTTTTCACAATTAGACTGTCTCCCTCCTCTACCTTTCTCGTGTTCTCTCCCTCTAATAATATATACGTGTCAGACGTACTTGGGTCTTGAACATAGAAGTTAGAGTATACTGTCTCGTAAAGTCTCTTGTCAGGCTTGATACAGAACTTGTATCTTGTAGCGAATGAAGGTGCTATCTGAGTAGTTGGTATATCTACTATGATTTTATTTTGGTCAATAGAGTTTGCGCATAATGTATGTACCGTGTTGTTGTCACTTACCAATGCGGTTGTAGCTCTATTGAAGTCATCCATATATATAATACCCACCTCATAGTTTCTATTACTATGAAGACTTCCAACATTAGATGAGGAACGAAGTCTTGCTCTTACATTAGATACGCTAAAATATTCATAAACATCTATAGTCGGTGTAACAACATCATCTACTCTTCTAATCGCAGGCATATTGACTAACATAAAGTTTGTAGATGTGGTAATACCTGAAGTAATAACATCACCAAAACCCGAACCTAAACTCGGAGGAGAAACCGCATCTATACCTCCAATGTATTTAGTGTATGTTGTTGGTCCCGCAGTTGTTAATACCTCCTGAATAAAGCAGTTTACTATATCTGTTAGAGTAAACCCCGAACAGGATGTAGGATTTGTAGGGTCATATACAGGCTTCATTGAGCCTCCTGTCCCCGGAGGAGTGGGTGGACCTATACCGAGCTTCTCTTGAAAATCTGAGCTCGTTGCTAATTTATATACGCCTGTCGATGTAGCATCATCTAAAAAATCTTCAGGCAATACATAGTCAAAGTTTATAGTAACTGACTGCTGCTGTTGATTAGGTACAGCTCCTGAGGATTGAGTGAAAGAGTCGTGCTCAAAATCGAACTCGAGAGACAACACTGAACCTTTAGTTAATTCAACAATCTGCGATGGTGTTGAAGGATTAAAAAAGTCAAGCCTAAAACCTCCATTACTTACTGAGTATCCCGTAGGATATGCGGGGTCTAAGAACACTGTATTAGATGCTGAAACTATTGTGTTTAATTCAGTAGAGCTAACTTCTTTTGATTCTAATGATGTGGTAAAATCTAATCTAATATTCTGACCGTTCAATGTTTTGAGGTCGTATCCCTCTTTGTAGTTTCCATATACAAGCCTATTACCCATAAACGTCTGAGCTTTTGCAAACGTAGGAACATTATCAAATGTCCTCAACAGCTCTGCTTCAGGAAGAACAGTGAATATTTTATTATTTGAAAAGTTGTACGAGAAACTAACATTATCTGCAATACCTTCATCCTGCTTGTCAAACTTTTTTACAACCTTTATAACAGTACCTGTAGATTCCTTAAACAAAAGGTCAAACCCTTTTACCAATGGTCCACCTGAGTTCATTGTTATAGGCGCATTGTTAAAATCATTTTGCATTCCTTCATTTAGAAAAGAAGAAATACTTGTATTAAAAAATTGAGGAGCAAAAGCAGGCTCGCTGAATTGAGATATCGCAGAGTATTGATTGTCTGCGTATCTATATCTGTAAGCAAAGCACAAGAATCTATCCTCTAAGAAGTCTTCATTCTCAGGTATGGTACTTAATACCACAGCAGGAGAGGTAACGGGCGGCTTCTTTATAACAAGAATCTCTTCCGCACTAAATTGGTCTATGTTTGAAATAGGACTTGCGTAGTTTCTTTTTACGTTAATGTATCTTGGAGCGTTGTAGTCATCCGTAAAATACAATAGCTCAGTACCAATAAAATTTACACCTGTAATTAAATACTCGGGATTAAAATTTAGAGTGGTATTCTGACCGTTACCATTATCAATAGATATAACGTGATACGTTAGTATATCATCTTTAACATCTAATGAAACAATTAGGTCAAGTTTTCCTGTAGCACCTGCTGAAAATGATGGGTCGTGAACAAACCAATATATAGTTTCACGAGAAGAATCCTCACACGCACCAATACATTTTGCGTTATTGCTTAGTGGAGTTCCGTCATACTCTAAAGCACTTAGCTGAGTGTTACCTTTAGACAGCTCCACAGAGCCTATTTCAGAGTCCTCTGTTGACCCCAATCTAATGTTTAGTGCATCTACATATTGACCATTAGGAACAAGTCTCTCATCGAGACTCTTGTTCATTATCCCCTGTATGAAGTTTCTTTTGATGTTAGCCATAATCTATTTTATCCACTTATCCCTGCCTCGTAGATTCATAAGCAGTCTACCGGGATGAATATTACTAATTCTAAGTTTAGCATTTCTTAACAAAGCCATTGACTTTTTACGCAACCTTGCCACAATGTATTCCTGTGCTCCAATTTTTGAACTCAATAAGTCATATTCAATCTTTGCATAAATGTAATCTTCAAACATTTTGTTTACGCTTATCTGAGTGTCGTCACCATTCTCCATACCATCTGACACATACTCAAGTACACATAGCTCATCTGCCATTCCTGAGCTGAAGTTTATTACTCCTGACTTTTTATCTATCTTAAACGTAGGGTTTGCATTTGCTGTCTCTGTGTTCAATCCAAATCTTTTTCCAATCGGATAATCAAAATACCATACGCCATCTACACACCACCCCTCGTAGTTGTAGTACACGCTATCCTTGTTTAGATATATAGACTTCTTAGCTCCTGTGATTCTGTCCATATCTAAGTTAGAGAACTCAGGTTTTAATATGTTTCCATCTTGGTCGAATAGAATCCTGCAATCATTATCCTGTAAGTATGCGTTGCTATAGTTTGTTTGAATGTTCTCTGTTAATGGTCTGAGTACACCATCCTTATATATAGATACCCTAACCCAATTCACGAAGTCAGGAGGTAATACAAATCTTAGTGTATCACAAACGCTTAGCTCTAATATCTTTATCTCTTTAAACGCATCATAGTTTAGCTCTTGTATCGCTCTCTTTGCGTGGAACAATACCTTATACCTTTCCTCGTTATTAACAAGACTATGATTCCCTGAGTACATCAACATAAAGTTGTTGACTATATCGTACAGAGAAACGTACTGATACGAACCCCAATTAGCATTCTCAGGATTTGCACCTCCGTTCTCGTAATATTGATATTCTGTTATATATGCCATAGTTTATTTTTCTTCTTGTGTATCCTCTTGGTCTTGAGCTTGCGCAAACTGTACCGCTTGTATCTCTCTGATAGACATACCCGCATACTGAAGTATCTTCATAATTAAAGATGGCTCGTCATCGTTTGGAAGTTCAAAATCTTGATAGTCAGATTGCGATGAATCAAACACAGGTTCTCCTCCTGTTAGACTTTGGTATGTCCACTTAGGGTCTTTAGGATATCTTATATAGTTACACAATATTCCCTCAGTAAGCGTTGATGGATATGCTGTAAGCAAATCACCTTCTTGCGTATACGCGGGAAATGTTCTCGTTGGAGCTGTAAGCAATGAGTTATTAAGCATTGTTATCTTTCCTTGAGTAACCTTCTCAAGCTCGTTCTGCTTTGGCTTGAATATTATATATGATGAAGGATTCACTGTAAAAATATCTGAAGACAGAACCAAGATGTTGCCACTCAATATCTGAGTAACTGTTGCAAATGTTGGCGCAACAGGTCTAAGGTTAAATACAATATCACCTACCTGAACACCATCAGATATGAAATCAGCACTACTGTCCTCAAGACTATTTGGTAATAAAGCCGTGATAGTACCACTTGCTACCGTTGTCTCAAAACCCAATACTTTATTAATAAGATAATAGTCATCACCTGTATACAGCTGAGCAGGCAGATAAAAGGTATTGTTAACATTATGAGTAAGGTATTTTGTTTCTGAAAACATTTCTATAACCTCTTCGTATCCCTTTTTTATATCTGCGTATCCCGTACCCGATTGTCGAGCATTCTCTTTTTGTATCTGATAGTTGTACTGATAAAAATAATCCTCAAATATATCCATCTGCGCTTGCTTAGCAAACAGGTTAAAATCAGATGGAGAGATATATCCGTAATTGTTTTTGTTAAGAATAGATAGAACGGTATTTCTAACTGAGTTTATCATCTTTTATTTTCTTTACACAAAGATAATGAAAAAAAAAGAGGGCTCTTAAAAGCCCTCAGTCTCGTGTGTTAAAGATAATCTTATGCGATAGCAATTCCGCTTACTGCTTTAGAAGGAGCTACTGTTGTTACAACATTATGCCATACAGACTGATGTGCGTCAACAACTGCGTCTTGAATAACGTCTCTCATCTCTTCAGACCCTGCAGCAACTGCAGCGTGAGTAATAGTAATAACATCTTGTGCAGCAGCACCACCGTAAGTGATTGTTACTGTAGTTGTAGATGCCTGCTTGATAAGTTTAATTCCTTCTGCAGAAACTAATTGATTCCCTTCATTTGTTACAGGGATAGATAAAAACTTTGCCATTGTTAAAAAATTTAATGGGTTAATAATAGCACAAAGATAAATAAAAAAAAGGGACTCAATTTGAGCCCCTTTGATGAGTGTATTAAAACTTAGTTTTAATGAAAGGAATAGATTTCAAAGATACATATAATATATTAATCCTCCAATTGTTTCTCGAGATATTCAAGAATCTCAAGTCCCTCGTCTGACTGAAGGTATGATGTAACCACATACATTGGGTCCTCTCCAAATGGTATAGTCATCATTCTTTTCTTGTTCGCAGGAAGATTAAAGTATACATCCTTCTTATTGTTTCTAAACGCTAATAATTTTTCATCAAAAAACATTTGAACTTTTGATTGAAGTTTTATCTCAGGGTCAGATACCATTCTTAAAAAACCTGAAGGGTCTTGTTTTGCGTATATTAGTATATCTCTTTTAAGTTCCGCTGTTGTCATCTTAGAAACATCAGTAGCCATAAGTACACGACCTATCGTCTCAAGCTGTTCTATGTTTAGATTTTTGGCTTCACTTAAAGCATCTACCTCTAAAGTCAAAGCATCTACAACTCTTGCGGCATCTTCTTCGTTATTTACCTCCTCGAATCTTTTTCCATTCAAAGGATGGTAATGCAAAAACTTCTGAAGAACCTGATTAGTTCTTGGAACCGTTAGGAATCCATCTTCAAAAATGATTGGTTCAACGATGACGTTTCCGTCTTGCTCGTCTTCAAATGGGCTTTTTTGATTTGCTCCGTATCGTAGAGCTCTGTTAGCACCTTTCTCCTCGTCAAACCAAAGTAATGGGCTTCTTCGAGAGTTTCTAACAGGAAGCATAAAAGATAGAGGTGCTTCATCCCTCATTAGTCTGTACGTTTTGTCAACGTATTGTTGTTGTTTTTTCATTGTATTAAATTAAAATTAAATTAAAAAAGGAGTGTCGCGGACGACACTCCCTTAATTATGTCAACTTTTACTCTTCAAAGATGAAGAAGTTGTTAGCACCCATAGTACATACACATCTCTCAGAAAGGAAGTGAACTTCCATAGCATCTAAGTCAGATGTCATTGCGCCTCCGGCTGAACCTGTAATCCAAGTTTTGTATCGTCTGTCTTCAGTCTCTGAAGCTCGGTAACGAACGTGAAGGAAAGGACGCTTAGCATTCTTACCAAGGATTTGGTCGTATACAGATGTAGAACCTGCAGGAACCAATAGTCCATTTACTTGACCTGAACCTGCACCTGATGGTAAACCACCTCGCATTGTTGGGTCGTTCAAGTATTTCCAATCAGACTTGTAGAAGTCATATCCTCTTCGGAATCCTGTAAATCCAAGATTAAGTGCCATCTCTTCGTCATTGTCAAACAATCCGTAAGAAGTACCACCTGCTCCGTAAGAGTTCTGAGCAGCTAACATATCATCGATATCGAATCCGAAGTCTCTGTCAAGGAAGATAACATTTTCCTCGATAGCTCCTTGCTTGTCCAATCTTGAGATAACTGCATCAAAGTCAGCAAGAGCAACAGGGTTACCACCTGACCATACGTTACCACGAGTTTGAACAGAATAGAAGATACCTTCAGAACCTTTGTATCCTGCATTCAAAGCACCTGAATCAGGGTTAGCACCTGCAGCTGCTTCAGCAGGAACTGCTTCAATCATTGAAGTTTCCAAATAGTCATCGAAACGTAAACGAGTTTCGTGCTCAGACTTTAAATACCATAGGTATCCTGTAGCACCGTTCTCAGTTGTTACTTCAACCCATCCAATCTGCGCCATATCAGAACCTGATACAGAGTATTTATCTTTTAAGATAATTGGAGAATTCTCAAAGAAGATGTCATCAGCTTCTAAAGAACCATCCATACCTGCTGTTCCTTTTTTGAACTCAGAACCATAGATAAATACAGTAAAGTCAGCAGCATTAAGTGCTGAACCTGCTACTGCAAGACCTGTGTTCTCATAAAAAGCAACAGTGAATTGGTCGTTAGGAAGGTCAACATCAGTAACAAGAGCTTTATTGCTTCCGCCACCTGCGTTGTCTACCAACATAATTGTTTGTCCCTCACGGATAGCAATTCCGTTAGTTGCTGTAAAAGCAGGAACACCTGCATCGTTAACCTGTAAAACCGCTGTAGTTGCTGCTGCTGCTGCAGTCGAACCTACTTGAGTGTATTTAGTGTGAAGTCTTCCTTGCTCTGCCCATTTTACCAAGTCAGAGTTAGAAGGCATCTCTGCTCCAACCAATCTTAGGAAAGAGCTAATTGTGCGATTCCCATATCGCTCGAATTCTTTCTCGTAAGTATCAGGAAGATACTGATTCAAGAAATCAAAATTCGTGATGTAATTTGTTGCCGTAGGCACTTGTTGTGCTGACGGTTGCAAATCAAATCCGGGAGTTGCATCTACTGCCATAATTTCTAATTTTTAAAATTTTGTTAAAACTTTTTTATTTTTTTAATCTTTAAACCTCGACCACTATCGGGGTTCACTGAGCGTACTTTGACTCCTCCTTTATTGGTTACCTCAGGTGCGCTACGCTCAGACATATTAATATTTTTCATCTTCTTCGTAACATCTTCAGTTCCCGCTGATAAACCTTGCTCATAAAAGAACTTGGCATATCTTTCAGGATTCATCGCAATAGCTAATGCTTTATGAAAGCCTGCGGCATCAACAAGAGTTCCACTATCGTCAACGAACTTCCTCATAAAGTTATTCGTATCTAAGTTGAGTTTCTTTATCTCATCCACATTAGATGGCTTATAAGTCAGAACTTTGTCATCCCCTATCTTGAAATCAAAACCTTTGAAATCTGAGAATACCTCGTCTGTCTTTTGAACAAACACCTCGCGTCTCCGCTGCTGTTGTTCTTCATAGGTCTTAGCCTGCTCTATATATTGGTTGTATTCCTCCATCTTCTTCTTCTGCTCATCAGAAAATTCTGCCGTACTTGACTCAAGGGGCTTTGAATAGTTTTCCTTTTGCTCGTTGAAGAATCTTTTGGCTTTACCAATCGCTTTTTTCTTTGCTAACTTTTTCTTTTTAATGTCAGACTGCTCATCGATGTCTTCATCGTAATCGTAATCACTCATTAAAACTTCGACATCATCTGCGTCTAATGCTTCCTCTGTTGCAAGGAAGTAATTTGAAAGCAAAGCATCTTCATCCATAGAATCAAAGTCCTGATGTAGTTTTACATAGTCCTCGATTCCACGACCTGTTTCTTTTTTGTATTTAAAATAAGCAGCTACATCTTCAGGCAAATCTTCGTTTGATTGTTTCTCATCAAACAGTTGCTCTACAGAATCTATCTGCTTATCATATCTACTTTTTATATATGAAAGAACGTCTTCCTCTGTTAACTCTGAGGATTGAGTTTGTGTTTCTTCTTGCGGCTGTACGTCTTCTTGCTCCTGTGTGGTGGTGGCACTCTCAGTGCTTTCTTCCACTCTTGGTGCGTTAGTATCGTTTTCTCCAAAGTTTTCACTTTCCGCTTTATCTAACAATTCTTGTTCAATTTCTGCCTTGGACTTTTCCTCGACAGCTCCTACTTCTCTTACTTTAATTTCCATTTAATTTAATTTTTACAAAGTTAATAATAAAAAATCTTTTAATTTATTTAATTATCTCGGAGAGAATTCTGCTAAATCAAAGCCATCTAAACTATCTTCATTAGATTCAAATAGTTCAAAATTCTGTGGAGGTAGATTGTTCTTTCTTTGGTCTATTAGTTTAGACTGCTGAGTATTCTGCTGACTGATTCTTTCAGACTTAGCCTTCTCTCTTTTATCCTCCCTTCCTTTTAGTGCATCGTCTTGCATATTCTTTAATTGAATATTGTAGTTGAATTCTTCTTGCATAAGTTGACTCTTCAGCTTAGCCTCGTTATTCATCTTCTCAATCTCAAAAGCTATCTCTGCTTGCTTTAACTGCATCTTAGCTTGAAGCTCTGCTTGTTGCTTTTGCATTGCAGTTTGCGCTGCCATCTGCTGAGATTGCATATTAAGCTGTGCCTGATGAGCCTGCATCTCCTGTTGGTCACGCTTCTCTTTCTCCGCCTTTTGAACTCTTTTAACTTTTAGTAGCTGAGTGGCAAGCTTGATATTTTTAACCTCTCTAATATCAATAGCATCTTCAAGGTTGATGTCTTGTTTCTGTAATGCCATCTGAATGTTGGCTTCGAGTTGAGCTTTCTCTTCT